TAAACCAATGGTCAAGGCACTAATGGTCAAGTGGCTTCAGGAACAGAGGATGCAGGTGGCGAACAAGGTCAGGGGTTAGAAGAAGGTACGGATACAGGCACAGGAACAGGCACAGGAACAGGTAGTGGCACGGGATCAGGCGATGGTTCTGGTGAAGGCGATGGTGAAGGAGAAGGTCAACAGCAAGGGCAACAGCAAGGCTTATTTGGACAACCCTTTCAAACAGAATCATTGTTTGGTGATTATATGTCAAAATCAACTATACAAGATGTTGTACCAACACAGATGTTACCATTTGTGTATACGCCAAGAGGTTTATTTACAGGATTGAGACAATGACATATTTACAGTTAGTTAATGCCGTTATGAGGCGACTAAGAGAAGCAGAAGTAACCTCTGTATCTCAGAATACATACTCTGCATTGATTGGTGAGTTAGTTAATCAATCAAAGCGGTATATTGAAAATGCGGTCAATTGGACTGCTCTGAGGAGTGATGTTACGTTTAATACGGCAGATGATGATTACACCTACACAATTACGGGTGCAACTGATCGATCAACCATACTAGATGCTATTAATGATACATCTAATAAACGATTAGCTTATAAAACACCTTATGAGTTCAAGAACTTTAAGAATTTGTCTACCTCATCCAAGGGATCACCATCGTTTTATACTTATAATGGGTTTGCTAGTTCTGCTACACAGATAGATGTGCATCCTACACCTGATGGGGTTTACTCATTAATATTTACAGTAGCTATAAGACCTGCTGATTTATCAGGTAATTCAGACACCATCTCAGTGCCCACAGCCCCTGTTATTGAGTATGCTCATGCTCTTGCATCTAGAGAAAGGGGTGAGACAGGTGGGACTAGTGCTGCTGAACTATTTAGGCTGGCAGATGTTACCTTATCGGATGCTGCGGCATTTGATCAGGCCAAGAATCCAGAAGAGTTAGTGTTTAGGGCTATTTAATGGCACAGAAGCTACAGAATGTAACAATCTCTGCTCCAGGTTTTTCTGGGATTAACACTCAGGACTCGCCTATTGACTTAGATCCATCATTTGCAAAGGTTGCAGATAACTGTGTGATTGATTCTTTTGGTCGTATCGGTGCTAGGAATGGATATGAGTTAGTAACGTCTGATGATACGGATTTGGGTGCATCTGTTGGCACTGAAAGTGTGTTTGAATACATTGACCAAAGTGGTGACATTACTATTTTATCGGCAGGAAACAATAAACTATTCTCAGGGACAACAACACTCACAGAGATTACTCCTGCTGGTTATACCTGTAGTGCAAATAATTGGAAGTTTGCTAACTTAAATAATCATGCTTTTTTATTTCAGAGCGCACATGAGTCTTTAGTATTTACGGATGCTGGTGGATCTAATGCTTTGGCTAAATTTAGTGCGTTTGGATCAGCATCAGGTACAGCACCACAGGCTAATGAAGTAATAAGTGCTTTTGGTCGATTATGGGCAGCAGATGTGGTAGGCAACAAGCACACTATTTATTTTAGTCATTTACAGACGGGTTATCAGTGGACGGGAGGTAGTTCTGGAACATTAGACCTTACAACTGTATTGCCTGGAGGAGCAGATGATGTTGTAGCTCTAGCGGCTCATAATGGGCGTTTAGTTATATTCTGTACAAACACTATACTGGTTTACGCAGGCCCTACCAATCCTGCAACTATGACGCTTGAGGATACTATTATTGGTATTGGTTGTATTGCTAGGGATTCTGTAGTGTCCATTGGCAGTGATCTACTATTTTTGTCTGACTCTGGTGTACGATCATTGGGTAGGACAATACAGGAAGAGTCTGTAGAGATTGGTGATCTTAGTCAGAATGTAAGAGATGATTTATTAGGTGATATAGCAAGTGAAACAGGCAATATTAAGGGCGTTTACAGTCCTGAAAACTCATTTTATTTATTAACCTTTCCGTCTACAGAAAAAGTATATGTATTTGATACGAGTAAAATACTTCAGAATGGTGCTTTTCGGGTAACTACGTGGTCTAGTATTAATCCATTATGTTATGCAAGAAAACGTAATGGTGATTTATTATTTGGTCGATTAGGTGGTATTGCCAAGTATTCTACGTTTAAAGATAATAATGCAGCGTTTACTTTACAATACTTTAGCAATCCTCTTGCTTTTGGTCAGCCAGCTAATTTAAAGTTTTTGAAGAACTTTAACCTCACAATAATTGGTGGTGCATCTACGGCAGTAGTTTTTAAGTGGGGTTATGATTATAGCGAGGCTTATCAAACGCAAAATTTTACAATAGGTTCATCGGCTGCTGCGGAGTATGGAGTCAGTGAATATGGTGGTACAGCAGAGTATACTGCTAGTTTATTGGTCAACACGCCTAAGATAAATGCATCTGGAGGTGGTGAAGTGGTAACAGTTGGGCTTGAGTCAAACATATCAGGGGCTTCATTTTCAATACAGAGAATTGATATCCTAGTATTATTGGGACGCATATTATGAGTGATTATTCAAAGACAGTTAATTTTGCTGCAAAAGATAGCTTGAGCACTGGTGATTCTAATAAAATTGTTAGAGGCACAGAGATTAATACAGAGTTTGACAATATAGCTACGGCTATTGCAACTAAACTAGATTCAAGCGGTGCTGTATTTACTAACCCAGTGTCTTATCCTGATGGCTCTGCAAGTTCTCCTGCTATTACAAATACAGGTGATACTAATTGTGGTTTATTCTTTAGTGCCGCAGATACACTAGCGTTTACCGCTGCTGGTACAGCACAGTTTACTATGGCAGATGGAGTTATTGCTCCAGTTACCGATAACGATGTTGATTTGGGAACAAGCTCTTTACAGTTTAAAGATGCTTATATAAACGGCACCGCCAATATAGATAGTTTGGCTTTGACGTCAGGAGCTACCGTTACGGTTATTGCTGATGAAGATAATATGTCATCAAATAGTGCCACATCATTAGCCACCCAACAATCCATTAAGGCTTATGTAGATTCTGAAGTAAGTGGTTCAGGATCAATGAGTAACTGGGTTTTGGAAGATGGCGATGGAACAGAAGTTACTATTTCAAATGCTAAAGAAGTTAAGTTTGTTGAAGGTGGTGGTATTGATATCGACTGGACAGATACTGATAACGGCACTGACGGCGATCCTTATGATCTCACATTTACAGTTAATGCATCGCAAACAGGCATTACATCATTACTTGCAACTGACATAAAAATTGGTGAGGACGATCAAACTAAAATTGATTTTGAAGATGCAGACAAAATTAACTTTTATGCTGATAACGTAAAAAGAGTAACTATTGACTCCAGTGGATTAACTGTTGGAGTAGATGATACAGGACATGACGTTAAATTCTTTGGTGCTACTTCAGGTAAGTACATGGAGTGGGATGAATCTGATGATCAATTAGAAGTGTTAGGTGATTTTGATGTTACTGGTACTGCTTCAGTTACAGGAACTCTTCAAGTTAAAAACGGTGCTACAAGTGCAGGTAAAATAGAGTTTTACGAAGATTCAGATAATGGCACAAATAAAGTTACATTGATTGGGCCTGCTTCTACATCCGATATTACTTTAACATTACCTAGTTCAGATGGTGACGCAGGGCAAGCTATGATTACTGATGGATCTGGTAATCTTAGTTTTACTACATTAGGCGGTGCTTACAATGACTGGAGCGTTAAAACCACAACTTATACAGCGTCAAATAAAGACCAGCTAATAGCTAATCATGCTAGTACAGCGTTTACAATTACACTTCCTGCAAGTCCATCAGCAGGGAATACAGTAATTATTAAAAATGTCGGGGCTGCTACTGTAACAATAGGCAGAAATAGTGAAAAAATAGATTCGGCAGCGGCTGACGGAACTTTGCCTCATGGTAATGCCGTTCAACTTGTATATGTGGATAGCACGATTGGCTGGGCAAGTTTATAGAGGAGATTATAGATGGCACTTTTAGGTAACAACACGGCGGGCAGGTCTTTACCAAATATTAGTTTTTTTGGTTCCCAATCTTGGACACCCTCTTGTACATATCAGGCGTATGTTTATGTTATTGGGGCTGGCGGCTCTGGTGCAGGAGCAAAAACAAGCAACGGGCGAACTTCAGGAGGAGGTGCTGGAGGTTGCGCGGTTTCTCTTTTAACCTTAACCTCTGGAACCTCGTATACGATTACGGTTGGTGCTGGTGGAGCTTATGTGAATGATACTACATCAAGCGGGGCTGCGGGTGGAAATAGCTCTCTTGCAGGTTCGGATATATCAACCATGACTGGAAATGGAGGAGCCGCAGGTGTTTATAGTGCAAGCTCCACAGCGGCGGGAGGTGCAGGAGGAACGGCTTCGGGAGGTACAATTTTAAACAATACAGGTGGAGCAGGTGGGGATTGCCCATCAACAAACTATGCCGCATCTGGAGGAGGCTCTGTTGGAATATGGTCAACAGGACAGCAAGCACCAGCGGGGTTAGCTACCAGCGGCCAACCATCAATGGGTGGAAATGTTGGTTTTGACAGCGATACATACACATCAACAGCACAAACTGCTTACACTTCAAATCAAACGGGGAACGGGGGAGGAATACCAAGTTTACCTCCCTTTCCATTATTGTCTACGCAGGGAATAGGCTCAAACGGCGGCGGGGCCGATTGGTTTGCAACCGTACCTATGCGGTCGGGACAAGTCTGGGACTATTTCAATAGAATAATAAGCGGTAATTACATGATATCTCCAGCGGCTCCCTTGTGTGGCGGCAATGGAGTGAGCTTTGTCGGAAGTTACTATATGTACGGCGGGTCTGGATCGATGGGCGGTGGCGGAGGTGGCGTAACGACAGGAACAAGCGGCAATCCTTACTCCGGTGCTGGCGGCAACGGAGCAGTTTTAATTTTTCCAGTTGATATGGGGTAACAAATGGCTTTATACAGAATTACATACGCGGACGGTTCTACTAATGACATCATTGGTGGAGAAAACTTTTGTAAAGAAGTTACCAAAGATGGTGGTTCTTATCAATTAATTACTCCTCCAGACAAAACAGAGGAACAACTTGCTCATGAAGCTCGAATGTGGAGAGATGAAGAGTTGGTAAGTACCGATTGGGTTGTGCCAGTAACAGACCATGCTCAACATGCGGCTTACATAACGTATCGCAAAGCACTTAGAGACTGGCCTAGCACCGCAGACTTCCCAGATAAAAGACCTACATTAGGATAGAGACATGGACTTAAAATCGATTACAGGTGTATTACCTATAGCTACAGTGGCAGTAGCGTCTATTTTCAGTTACGCTACATTATCTGCTACAGCACAGAGCAATAGTGATGATATACAGGATAATGAGATACGTCTTGAGCGACATGAGACCCAGATTCAGGAACTTGATAGGGAGGTTATTTCTATCAAGCACAAAGTAGAGCGTGTAGATGAGGTTACACGCGAAACAAAAGATGATGTCAAACAGATATTAATTTTGATGCAACAAAAATCGTAGAGGTTGGTATGTCACTTATTGATGATATTTTAGCAGAACAAGCAGGTTCTCCTGCTGGTCAATTAAATCTGCCAAATAATGAGGCCTTAGTAGAGGGTCTTGCAGATGCCTTGGGTGGAAACTTGTACAATCCAGAGGCCGGTCAATTAAATCTGCCAGATAACGAGACTTTAGTGCAGGGTCTTACCGATGCTTTGGGTGGAAACTTTTACAATCCAGAGGTGGGAGAGTTAGCGGAGTTAATACCAGACAGTGATGCTAGTGGTGCACCGTTGACTAACTTAGGCGGTTTACTAACTACTATTGGTACAACGGCCTTGCAAAACAAACAAATACAGCGTCAAGCACAATTAGGTCAACAAGCAGCCGCTTTAGCTGATCAATTAATTGCTGATACAGAGCGTAGAGGTACATTTAAACCCTTTACTGTTACAACAGACCTTGCTACGACAGCTGCAACGCCTGAAGGGGGTTTTGGTATTACTTTGGGGCAAACACCTAAAGATATACAGAACCAGGCTCTTACACAGGCTTTAACAGGTGTTCAGGGGTTGGGGACGAGTCGATCACAAAGAGAGCAGGAAATATTTGATCGTCTTGAAGCTATACGACAACCTCAAAGAGATAGAGAGTTGCAGGGGCTTTTAAATGCTGAAAACGCAGCAGGTCGGCTAGGTTTAGGCCTTGGTGCATATGGTGGTGGTAATCCTAACTTATTTGGACGACAGCAAGTCATTGAAGAGCAAAGAGCAAGGGATGCACTTACAGCTATTGAGGCTGCAAGAGGGGAAAGAGCCGATGACTTGGCTTTAACACAAGGTTTATTGCAATTAGGTTATGCTCCAGAAACTCGCGCAATAACGGCTACAGAGCTTGGTCGGGACGTAGCCGTTCTCCCACAACAACTGCAACGAGAGGTGTTGCTTGCGGCAGCAAATACAGGGCGAACAGGAATTGAAGGTTTAGTAAATGCTAATCGGGTAGCTAACGAGCTAAGAAATATTAGAGATGCACGAGTTGGACAAGACATTCTTGGAGGTGATGGCACAGAAGGTCTTTTAGGTCTTGGGCTAGATGCATTAGGAGGCACAGAGATAGGCGATTTCTTAAATACAGTTTCAGGTAATCCTGTTGGGCAAATAGCCATTGGTGGGTTGCTTGGTGGCATATTTGGATAGGTGAATTATGGCTTTATTAACACAAAGACCGTCAGAACAATCATTGCGAGAATTTCGCAACCTAGGTAAACAACGCTCAAAAGCTCTTGGTCAATTATTTGCTGGAGATCCCAATCGGTTCCTAACTAACCAGGAAAGAGCACAAGATCAATTACAGGATCTAATGAATCGTCCTGCTGATCTATCATCTGTAGAAGGGTATACAAACTTTTTAAAGTTACAGTTACAGGCTAACCCACAGAATCAAGCAGCTATATTGCAAGCTGGATTGCCGCAGTTGCAAGCCTTACGAGAAAGAAAAGATACGTTGGATGATGCAGCAACAAAAAGAAAGGCTTTTGTTGACTTTGTAAGTCAAAAATTTCCCGATAATGAAAATATCATTAATTTAGCACGGACGGGTGTTCTTAATCCTAGCAATGTAAATGAGTTGACTCCGTTTAGAGACAAAGAATCTACGTTGAAAGGTGTAGAAACATTGCAAGATGCAAAAGGAGTTTTATATTATTCTTATATAGATCAAGGCACTGGTTCCCCAGTAACTGTTTCTCGCGATGGTAGTTATGATTCAAGAAAACCTGCTGATAAAAATTCAAAAAACGCTCCATCGCTTCCTCTACGAAGAGCACCAGTAGAACAAAGTTTATCAAGAATAGAGGATGAAGAAGAAATAATTAAAAATATACAACTAAGGTATGAAAGAGAATTAGCTGAAGTAAAGAGTGTGGCTAGTATTAATGAATTTAAAGAAAAAGACTTTTTAAAAGTTCAGGGGCCAGCATTACTTGAACAGTCAAAACTAAGAGATCAGATAGCTAAAACTCAAGAGGTTTTGCAATTAGTCGACTCAATGAAAACGGGCGGCCCAATTCAAAGACTAGAAGACGATCTGCGTAAATTCTTAGGAATAGAAGAAGGCGATAGAGCCGATCTTGAATACGAACTAGCAATAAGAGTCCTTGAAGGTCTGAAAGATACGTTTGGTGGAATTATTTCTGACAGTGAAAGAACTTACTCTCAAGAAATTAACGCTAATATTTCAAGAGGCAACGCAGCTAATAGGCAAATATTACAGTCATTATTGGACGTTCAAAGAAACGCATTTAAAAGAAATAGTGTGTTAATAAGAGCGAAAAGTTATGATGAGTATAAAGATAACATACTCAATTTACCAGAAATACAATTATTTACTCCTGAATCTAATTCTAATGGGAAACCCAAAGATTATAACGATTTATAGGCTATAACTATGCTTACAATTACGGATGATGGTGTTACTTTACCAAACGGTAGATTTGTTGCGCTTACAAACATTCCAAAAGACGTAGAGGAAGGTGTTTTACAAGACAAATTGATAAATGGTGGACTAGCTACTTTTGATGAGTTTAGAAAACCATTGCCAGGTGCCGCTGCTGGTGAATTTATTAAAGACAATCCTGATATTGTTTTAGGAACGAGCTTATCTGTGGCTGGTGGTGTAATGGGTGCTCCTTTTGGGCCTCCTGGTGTGGCGATAGGGTCAACTACATTGGGAGCAGCAGGTGATTTTGTTGGGCAATTAATGAAGCAAGGTTACAAAGGAGAAGACTTAGACTATATGGAGGCTGTTGCATCAGCTTTAACGGGTGTTGCTATTGATATAGGTACTTTAAAATTAGGCAAATATCTGGAACCATTACGACTTACAGCTATGAAAAAAATGGGCTTTTCGCCTCAAGAAGTTGCAGAAAAAATTGTAAATCAAGCAATTCCAACAGCAGGATCACTTCAGTCTTTGCAAGAATCTCAACGCATTTTAGAGAGAGGCATTCCTGGACGGCCTAATTCATCCGCCACATTGACAAGAGTACAGACAGGACGGTCTAATCCCGCAGAACGAGTAACTGAAAAGTTGGCAGAAGTCGGGATTTTTAGTGGTGGTCTAATAGACAAAAATGCAGCGAGAGTAAATGCAGTTGTTCAAAACACCTTTCAAGAACTTATCGGAGAGACAAATTTTGACGTTTCGCCTAGATCACTTGGTGATCTAATGTCTGAGGTAATTGATCAGGGTAAAAAGTCAGGATTTGCCGTTTATGAAAAAGAATTATCAAAAGAAGTCACAGAACGATTGGGTACAAAACGAGCAAACACTGTTTTTATTAGAAATACATTAGTTAACTTTTTAAATGACAATAAAAGGTTTTTTGGCAGCAATTTAGATGAATCTACACGTAAATTTATAGAAGGTGATTTATTAACGAGTGCTTTTGGTAAAGAAAAAGGTGTTAGTGTCAAAGCTGTAGAGTTATTAGATTTTGATAAAAAATTAACTCAAAAGATCAACACACTTTATGATGAGAAAAAATCAGTTCCAGCAAGGGAGCTAGCAGACCTTCAAAGTCAAATTAAAAACGCTATTCAAGAAACATTAGAGAGAGTTGATCCTATAGCAGCGCAGAATTATGGTAAGTTGAAAAACGACTATAGGATGTTTATTAGTTCGCTTTTACCTGATATCAATCAAACTTATATCAATAAGGCTAAAAAAGACGACTTTAACGCACTAGGAAGATTTTTAACTAACATACCATCAGATAATGAAAGTGCTGTAACGAAGTTTTTTACAAGTTTGGAGACAGGTTTCGACAAAATATCAAAAAATAAAAATAAAACTGAAGCTCGTGTTAAATCGTTAGACGAGGCAAAACAGCTTATAAGGCAAGGGTATTTAAAAAATTTAATTCCTGATATATCGGATGAGGGATTTAACATCCAAAAATATGGACGATTAGCTGATCGATTTAATACACCTGCAAAAAACGCAGTGCTCAAGCGAGTCATGGGCGATCAATATCAGTCAACAAAGCAATTGTTCAATTTAATGAAAGAGGCAACACAAAAACCAGAAGGGAACATAGGGGAACTTGTCCTACGGAGTAAGGAGTATGCTGCGTTGGGTCAGGCAGGTCTTGGGTTTACTGCTGCAAGTTTTGACCAAGCATTGCTTAGTGGAGCAATTTTGTTTACTCCAATTATGTTTGCATATTTAAGCACTAACAAAAAAGCTGTCAATAAGTTGTTGGCTTTTGAAAAAAGTAAATTTGCAGATACGCAAAAACGAGATACTGCGATTTCCGTTATTATAGGAGACGTTATTGACGCTTTGACGCAAGACGAACAAGCAGAATTAAGAAATATGTTTAGACAAACAAAAGATGAAAACGAAGCAGCATAAAAAAGGGGCTTGTTACAGCCCCAAACCAACCAAGGTTCAATGAAATTAAAGGAAATAAAATATGCTCTGACACAATAATCACTCAATGTTTCACTGTCAACCTTTTCTGCTCTTCTACTTCTTCAATTAACTCTCTCAAAGCATTCTCAAATCGTTGTAATTGATCACACAGTCGTAAAAACAACTCACTGTTCATATCAGTTGAATGTTTAATCATATCAGCCGATCTCTGTATTTGTGCGCTCAAATGATCTATCGCATGTATTAAATCATCAGCAAACTGTTCATCGTTCATTGTTCACTCCTATAATTCTCACATCATAACCTGGTTCTTTAAGGTCAATCAGTGTTGGTGTACAAGTGACTTTAACATGATCGAAGTGTTGTTGCGCTTGTGAGAGCGTCTGAGCGCGTCTAACGCAATGGGGGAGGTGAAGGTATATTTCTGCGACTTCAGTGGCTGAAACAGGCTGATATGGCGTTTCTTGGAACGCAACTACTAGCAAGAAAGCTAGACTTTTCATCAGTCACGCTCAAGTCTCTTGATAGCTGCTTCTATGTCAGCTCGCGGGTAGTCGGACGGT